TTTTCGGAGAAGATCGTAATTTTCCTTTTTATATTTACCTTGTTAAAAACGGCTGGGTAGAATTTAAGGAACCTATTTTAGTAAGAGGAAGCAGAACGGGGCCTTACAAACCTAGTCAATTCGACGACGCTTACAAGGCCAGCAAGGAGGCAAAAGATATCGCGAGCGATGCGCAAACAAAAGCGATTCAAGTTGCCGAGCAGGCCAGACAAGCCCAACAGATGGCAGAAGCTATACGGACCCAAGTCACGCAACTTGCGGGAACGTATTCGATCAAGAATATCAATAGTGCGGGCGATATATTGGGCCAGCTCAACCTCAACAAAGACGGATCAATCAAGCTGAATGAAGCACTCATCGCGATTGGTGAGAAAACCTACGTCAAAGACGGGGTTATAAAAAAGGCGATGATTGGAGATGGTCAGATCGGAACTGCCCATATTGGAGAGATTGACGCAAACATAGCAAGACTTATCAACGTATCGTCAAAGAACATTGTATCAGATGGGCTTACAGCTAATATTATCAAGGGCGGTAAGCTATCGTCATTGAATGGTGTTACTGATTTTGACTTGCAGACTGGGTGGATTGATATCAATAATGCAAATGTCGGTATCAGAAATCAATTTAGAAACAAACCGTTACAATATCTTATTTTTGGTGAAGGAGCGATCAATGGCAAGGAAGCGTCATATACGGCCTTAATGTCAAACTCTTGGAAACGAGTCGCGATGGACGATGGTTCGGCAGGTATCCAGATCTGGAACGCAAATGACAATACGACAGCTATTAACATTTATGGTGATGTTATTGAATTTATGTATAACGCTAATGATAAGAAATCCGTAGGAATTGATACGGTAACTAATAAGCTCTTTAATATCGAAGATATCGTTATTAGAGGTTACAGTCTATCGCATATATTAGACGATATTTTTGATAACTTTAACAACCTAAACCACGATGGAAATTATACAAGAGGATACCATGGTCAATGGAGGGGATAAGAACAAAATGAACACAGTAGATAAAATTGTAAACGAGATCTCGCAGAAACTCGCAAACGCGATCGTAGAGGCCATTAATTACAAGGTCTTATACGAGGAAGCAAACGAGGAATACAAGCGCGTAAACGAGCTATTGAGCAAGTTTAACGACGTTTTAGATAGCGATAAAGATCTTAAAGATCTTTTTGACGAAGTAGCAAAGAAGCTAGAAAAGGAATAATAAAACATGGAATTTAAAATTATCAATAAATACTTGCAAGAAGAAGGACGCACCTTCGTTTCAATTCGTTCAGCGAACCCTTACACAGCTTTCGAGCGTGTATTGATCGGGGATCGTACCAGCGAATCAGACGAAGTGCTGATCCAAGCTGTCCTTGGTCAAGTCGTGACCGAGCTAAACCCGGCGGAGGGCGTTAAGAAGTTACAAGAGGACTTGCACGTACAGGCTCAAGAGTACGAAGCTAAACTCGCTAAGAAAGACGAAGAGATCCAAAAAGTCAAAGACGTGGCAGAATGGAGCGTACTTGCTCGAGTGACTGACGTTGACCACCCACTCGATCCTACAGTATTTAAACGTGGCCTTGAGTTGGTTGATCTTGGAAAAGTTGGGGCAACCTATCCGGCACAAGCGATCTTCGCGATTGAGGATCCGAACCATATCGAGAAATTTAGCGAAGGTAAGCGCGTAATGGTCCAAGTTAACCAACCTTTCACATACCAAGGCGAAACGCTTGACCAACTCGCAAGCCTTGAGCAAAACGGTAAACTCGCAGTCTGGAAGTGGACAGAGCCAAAAGCGGACGAGCCAAAACCAGCGGGAGAGCTTGAAACTCAACCCGTCCAGTAAGCTAGTGATTTAATAGGGGGTGGTAAAATTGGACCTATTGGCACTAGTTGACAAATTGACTCCCGTGTTAGTCGTGATTATTCCCAGTTACTTTTCATTCAAGAGTACAAAAACTTCAAAGGAAGCTGACAAACGTCTTGAGGGTTTATCTAATAAAATAGACACCCTCGAGAAGTCAGTCTCAAGCGTGGAAGAGATTGGGAAAGATAACCAGCGGAATTTAACGATTATCGGGAAAGGCTTACAACGGCTCCAGCGCTTTCGATTGCAGGAAAACTTAAAGAACGCGCTCAAGCGTGGACACACGAACCAGCACGAACTAGAAGAGTTGTCGAAATTATATGAGAGCTACGTCGAGCTAGGCGGGAACGGAGCTATCAGAGTGCTCTTTGAGCGCTTTTTGGAATTAGAAATAAAAGAGGACAAATAACATGGATCAAATTACAAGCATTATCACGTCGTCTGCTATGAGCATTTTAGTAGTATTAACAGGGATCGTGGTTCAAGCGGTTAAAAAATACTTGCTCATGCGCGGTGGCAAGAAAGCGATCGAGATCGTTGAGATCTTGGCAAAAAATGCAGTCAACGCTACAGAACAAGTTGCGGATAAGTTAGATATTCACGGCAAGGATAAACTCGAGCACGCTAAAACGAGCTTGATCGAGGGCCTTGAATCGCAAAATATCCACTTGACGAATCAAGAACTCAATACCTTTATCGAAGCAGCGGTCAAAAAAGCGAATGACGAATGGAAGAAATAGGAGATAGACAATGAGTGTACAACAATCTATTGTTAACGGTTTTACTAGTCGTCGCGGGCTGATTACCTATTCAATGCTGGGAAGCCGTAACGGTTCAGACGGCACTGGGGATTGCTCCGGTATCATGTCGCAAGTGCTAAAAGAAGCTGGAATCAATATCATCGGCTTACCGTCAACTGTCACACTTGGCCAACAGCTCGCAAACAACGGCTTTTACCGTGTAAGTATCAATCAAGACTGGGACGCACAACCAGCCGATATTATTCTAATGAGCTGGGGTGCTGATATGTCAAGCTCAGGCGGTGCTGGTGGCCACGTCGGAGCGATGATCGATGATACATACTTCATTTCGTGCGACTATTCAACGCAAGGCGCACCAGGACAAGCGATCAATACTTACCCTTGGAACGACTATTACGGTTGGAATAAACCAGCTTATATCGAAGTTTGGCGGTATGCTGATACAGCGCCTCAAACCAACAACCAAGCAAACACAGCCGTACAGCCAAAAGATAAGGCTTATTACCAAGCGAACGAGGTTAAGTATATTCACGGGATCTGGCAGATCAAATGTGACTATCTCGCGCCAGTTGGGTTCGATTGGCTCGAAAACGGGATCCCGGTATCAATGGTAAACTGGGTTGATGAGAGCGGAAACAACTTGCCAGACGGAGCAGATCAAGACTTTAAGGCTGGAATGTACTTTAGCTTCGAGCTCGATGAAGCCAATATCACAGACACTAGCAAAGGCGGATATTACGGTGGCTATTACTGGCGCTTGTTTGAGTTCGGGCAATTCGGCCCTATCTGGTTATCTTGCTGGGATAAGGACGATCTAGTTAACTATTATGAGTAAAAGGGGTGATTAAATGAATCGCTCAAACTGTACCAATTTAAAGCAGTTTGAGGGCGGTCGAGTTGTCAAACAGGGCGACTCGGCTTCCCTTTTTGGTTTTGCATTATACGATGAGAGATGGACTCCGATTGATCTCGAGGGACAGGAAGCTACAGTCCACTTTACCAGCAAAAAGGGCAAAGCGTCATTTTCGACGACAGTCCAAGGCTCAAAAGTATCGTTTAAGATTCCCAAAGTCCTACCGGTCGAGAGCTATCTTGTCGAGGTGGTGGTTGGTGGGTACGTCTTCCCGAGTGACCAGAGTGTCCGGGTCGACGTGGTCCAGTCAGCGGACGAGTACACAAGCGAGCAAGTCCTTGCGCTTGTCAAAAACGACGTCAAGGAAGAGATCGGGAAGTTTATCGAAGCGCACAAAGAGAGCGGAATCGTGGAAGAATTTCCAGATCTAACAACTCTCTATAATCTAGCTAAAATTTAATAAGAGGAATAAAAAATGAGTTTAAATACTGAAAAAATGACGAAATTCGCGCAAGCAGTCGGTGCTGATGTCAAGGAAATCAAAACCACGCTTGCAAATAAAGCTGACAAGTCCGAGCTTGGACAAGCTGGAATCACACAACAGCAACTTGACACAGCAATTCAAGGGGTCAAGACTGCAATCCTTGGCGAAGGTGTCCCAGAAGAATTAGACACTTTGAAAGAAATCGCAGAAAAAATCCAAGCGGGCGGAAGCTCAGATAGTGCGATTGTGTCTAAAATGACAGAATTGGGTAATAAATTCACCGACCTCGAAAATACTGACTTCGTACAAATCTATACAACGGCTAAAAATACCCTCTAAGGAGGTGCTGAATGGATAAATTAAAGAAAGCTATAGAATCCATTGGTCGTGATATTGGGACGCTTCAAGCTAATCAAGGCGGAGCGTTGCAAACTTCCAAAGCTTACGAGTTGTTTCCAACGTATGCCACGTTACAAGCGCAGATGACCATGAATATCAAGGAGAAGCACGTAGACCTCGGTCTGGACGCTCTCATCGATACAAAATTGCAAAACGGTGGCGATCCGTTTGTCACACGTTCTAAAATTCCAACGGTGGACACCAGCACTCTCGCAACCAAAAATGACTTGGAAGAGCTTAAACGTAAGGTTGGAACGGGTGGTAGCAGTGGAAGTACCGAACTAAAAGGCCAAGGCTTCCCGTACAATCTTAACGCTGATATCGGTACAATATATACTGATACCACGGCAAAGAATGGAGCGGTGAAGTGGATCAAGAAAACTGCTGGAACTGGCTCTAACGCTTGGTCTGTATTGTTTGGCGATGTCAAACACAAGCCAAGAATTTTATCGAGTCAAAACAACGCTTACGTAGAATTCAGACGTATAAACTCCACAGTAGAAATCGGCTTCGGTGGTCTATCATGGGGTTGGTTTGGAATCGTGAGACGAGGTGCGCCCAGCTACGTTCCTCAAGGGTCAGACCGTGAGCGCAACGTGGTTATCTTAAACGTCGGCGGTATACCCGTCGGTTTTCGTGCGACTAGCTCAAAACTTGGTATTATGACAAATGACAAGGGGAAGCGCCTTGGCACTTTTTATTTAGGTGGGCCGGGTGACGGTAACCAGCTACGCTTACAATTCGATGATCCCGTACCTACTGATAGAGATATCGGAGATTTACGATTTACTAATATGTCGTATACCACAGATGACCCGTGGCCGGAAACTCTATAATAAGACACACAGACCCCCTCAATCGAGGGGGCTTTTTTCTGTTATAACGGCAATTTATCGGATTGTCTATTATAACGGCAATTATGCTGTCATTTACTTGAAAAAAACGACCAACAGTGCTATAATAATTGTACACGGATTTTAAACAATCTACTGAATAACCAAGTGTAGATAGGGTGACACCTTGCTTGGATTGTATACATAATTCCCGTTACGCTCTCCGTGAGATATTGCGGAGGGATAAGTAATTCTCTTTTGAGTAATTGAAAGAGATCATGAAGTGTAAGAAGATTGAGGGTGTATGCAGTATAGAGGTTGTGCGTAATTAGACCATTATCAGACGGTGGCGGTGACAATAGACGCTTTCGGTGAAAGAATAATCTGGGGAGGCCTTGCGTAGCAGTAAGAACCGAACCAGAAATGCTAAATTAAACCGTTTTGCACTTGAGGTCGAGGGATCGGCCAATAACACTAAAGATAAGTACAAGTAGCCCAAAATGTGCAGATAAAACATTTGGATATGTTTATGCTTAAAATATATTTCTGAATGTCGGGTGAAAGTTGGACGTAACCAGTCGTGCCTAGTCATTTAATCGCTACGGAAGTTATAGGGTCGCTCCTTATGGCTCAGACCGTGGTAGGCTATCGATCAATAAATTGCGTACAATTGAAGTAGAGCGAAGGCTCATTTAGTTGATTGTTTAAAGTTCGTGTCCTTGCATTTAGCAAGGTTTTTTATTTTTGTCCGAGTGACAAATTTACTTTCTTTTATTGAAATGTTGGTGGTCTTATTGATCATCAGTGTGCTCTTATTGCTCTTTGTGCCGAATTTGACCAAGCAAAAAGA